CTAAGGACGATTCGCGCAACCTGCGCCCGGAAGAGTACCGCCGCTACACAGAGGTGCTCAAGCCCTGCGTCGTGCAGGTGTCGGGCGGCGAACCTTTGCTTCGGGACGATCTCCCCGAAGTGGTCCGCAACATCAAGCGCAGCGATGGCCTCCCGTATATATTGCTCGTCTCTTCGTGGTCGCTGATGACGCCGGAGCGTTATCTGGAGCTGCGCGAGGCAGGCGTCGACCAGTTCAATGTGTCGCTCGACTTTCCCGACTCGCGCCACGATGACTTCCGCATGTATCCCGGGCTGTTCGCGCACCTGAATGAGGTGGTGCCGAAATGCGCTGCCTACGGCTATGACGACATCGTGCTGAACACCTGCATCACCGCCGCCAACGTCGCCGAAATCAACGCCGTCGCCGACAAGGCCCGCCAGTGGGGCGTCAACATCTGCATCAGCGCCTACTCGGCCCGCCGCACAGGTTGCCGCGAGCTGTTCCCCGGCACGCCCGAGCTGCTCGCAATTCTGAACCGCGAACTCGACCGGCTCGAGTCCCGCCGCGACGGCACCAACTGGATCGTCAGCGCCCCCACCACCATCGAGGCCACGCGGCGCTACTTTGAGACGGGCGGCGCCCCGGGCTGCAAGGCGGGCCTGCGCTTCCTGGTTGTGACAGCGGACGGCAAGCTCCAGCCGTGCTCCATGCAGTTTCACCGGTACGAGCTGCACGAACAGGCGCGCATGGTGCGCGAGTTCACCGCGAACAACAAGTGCGACGAATGCTACGTCGCCATCCGTTCCAACCTGGACAAGACGTTTCCCCAATTGCTGCGGGAAAACGTCGCCCGCTACTTCAGCTTCTCCGGCTCCGTCAAGTCATCCGGGGGCCGCGCGGCCTCTGCCGCCGGCGGCTGCTAGATCTTCTCCTTCGCTAAGGGGCATGTCCAGGTTGGTCTCGGCGCCGTTACGCTGCAAGCCATCGAAGTGGACGGCCGCACATTGGACTCGGACCCATTACAATCCTGCCGGAATTTGCCGTGCTGGGAATCGGCCGAAGGTGGATCGCCGTAATCGGGGTGGTGGGCGCGACAGGACTCGAACCTGTGACCTCCTGCGTGTGAAGCAGGCGCTCTAACCAACTGAGCTACGCGCCCTCAGCGCTCTTTTTATACCTATACCACACACGACAAGGTCCGGACTGGCTCCCGGCTTCACAGGCGCAGCACGATCGTCAGACCGCGCCCGGGGTAGCTTCCCGCGCCTGTCCCAACGGAAAGTATCGCGGCCTGAAGCAGACTCCCCTCTCGCAGGGGCGCCCGGTCGAAGCAGGACACAGGCGCCGACATCAGGCTCCCGGCCGGGATGGCCAGGTCCACATACGGCTCCTGATCCAGCAGCACTCGAATCATCACCGGCTCGCCGAGCGGCTCCTGCTCCACATAGGCCTGCACGTCTCTCACAGCACGAGTCCGCTCCACTACCACCGGCGGCGCAATGTTGCCCATCATGGCCAACGTGCCGTCGTACTGGATCGTGTACTGTCCACCCGCCATCGTCCGGAGCCCGCCTTCGGCCGTCAGTGTGTATGCCTGAAACGCAGTAGGACTGCTGCCACGGTCATTGGTCACGTAAAACTCCGCAGCGGCGATTCTTGCCTCCGGCAAGTCGACCCACTGGCTGTAGCTGCCGCTGGCAGGGCTGCCGAAAAATCCTTTCTGAAAGGCGAATACCGAAGTCTGCCTTCTCAACAGGTACGCGCGCGAATCGGCCGGATGAGCCGTGGCCTCCGTATCATGAATCCCGCGATCCACCAGCAGTTCTGCGCCGCCTGCCCGGACCTCCAGGACGCGTAACAGCTCCGCTTCGATTTGCAGCAGGTCGCCCTGGCCCGCCGGCATGGCGGGATTGACCGAAATGATAGCGCTCTCGGCTTCCACAGCAGCTGCCAGACGCCAGGGCGTCGGACTTTCAAGCTCGCTCCAGTAGTGAACCGTCAATGTGCCGGTACGAATGGTCCTGGTATTCTCCAACGAAGAAAACCCGATTCCGCTCAGGACGAACCCGCCTTGACCGGTGGAGGCAATGCCGAAGCCGGGCGTTGGCGGCACGTCTGTATCGATGACACCGGAAGCGGCGAGATCGCACCGCCCGACAATCGCCTCGCTCTCCGGACTTTCGACACCGCGTCCGCTCACTGCGACCCCAAGAATCTGAATCGCCCCTTCGCCGGCGGGCGGCGCCAGGAAACGGATCTCGTCCGACCGCGTTATGCCCGCCGGTTTCCACGAAGCTTCTGCGATAGTGAACACACTGGTCGAGTCCGGTTGCACCCTCCACGGCTGGGCGACAAAAATCTCTGTCGCCGTGTGGCTCTCGATGACGCGCTCCTGCCCTTTGCCACGCCCCTCGGTGATTCGGACCACAGCTCCGCGAAACTCGTTTTCCGCAAGCCCCAGGCCGCTGTTGCCGATCATCCTGGCTCCATACAGATCAGCCTGGGTCCCGGGAAGAAACTCCAGCCTCCATTGAAATCTGGCGTGATCGAAGTTGGGGTCTGGCCCGGGAATCACGGTTGCCGCCAATCCGTCATCCAGAAAGGAACCGGCAACAGGCGCCCCAAGAGCGATCCTTCGAAGCACGAATGGACTCTCCCCCCGATATACGTTCATGCTTGCCGCATCATTGCTGCACCGGATTCCTTCAAGGCGAACGGCATAACCAGAGGCGCCCCCGGCGAGTCTCGCTTCAACGGTAAACGACAACGGAGACTCTGCCCCGTCTGCATTTACGGCAGTTAATGCGTAGTACAATGTCCTTCCACCCGGGAGGGAGCCTTCATTGCTGAGAACGGCAGGCGTGAGACTCACGCTCGGCGGAGCCGGAGCAGCGATCGCAGGCTTTCCGGGCGGCGTGAATCGCAACACCACTTCCGTTCCGTCCTCTGCCGCCGCCGCCTCGATCTCGAAAATCTCGCGTCCTTGCGCGTCGAAGCCCCTGCCGGCGAGAGATCGCGGAATTCCGCCGTTCCCGATACCCCCGGCCCCGGCGCCCGGCTGCTCGCCTGCCGCGCGCAGGTACCAGCTCTCTTCGTGCCTTTGCGCAATGATGCGCGCAGTTTCGAAGTTCAGACCTGCAACAATTTTCAGGATGCGGAATGGCGCCCGGTCGAACCCTTCCCTGCGGTGTGTCACGGCGATAATATCGCCGGGTCTCAAACCGAAGGCCCGCATGGTCGTTTCGAACTCGACGAATTGATTCCCCTCTACGTTCTTTTCCAGGTTGAGGCGCAAAATGCGCGCTGCCTGGTCGAAGTGGGGCAACCCCATGGCCGCAAGCGAAGAAGAGACCTCGCAGCCCTGCAACTCCGCATCCGAATAATCGACAAGCGAGAGCACATCGGGCTCGTAATTGCGAAATGCGTCTGCAAATTCCGCCGTCAGCCGATTCGCCATCTCTCCTGAAGACCGTCGGTAAATCCGGAACGTGGACTGGCCATTCGGATTCCTCAGGATGCCGGTTATCCCGTTGGATCCGTCCCCGAACTCATATGCCGGCCATCCTTCCCCGATCGGAGCAAGTGCATTGCTCGAGTCCGGCTTTTCCGGCGCCTGACGCGCAAGCGTCGTCTCGGGCCGAACAGACAGCCGCCCCTGCGCATCAAGCGTGATCATCAGCGACGCCGCTGTCCGGATCCCCCTTACAACCTCGCTCAGGCTGCGCCGCTTCGTGAGCGCCAGATTGACTTCGAATCGCGGCCCCTGTGTCTCTGCACCTCCTGGGGCTTTCAGAGGAATAAATTCGTCGCAATATTGCGCAGCATGGTAAAAACTTTCGAAGTCAATCTCGTCCCGGGTCCAGCCTGCCATCTGGAACAGATCGAGCAGAACCCAAGCCGGGTTTCTTGTAAACGCTGTGTCGACCAGGAGGCCGGTGTTGTCATAGCGCGGCAGCCGCAGGCCGTCCACTAACACCTCAATTTTCGGAAGCTTGTCGCGCTCGATGATCTGGTTCGGCAACACGACGCCAAGACTGGCAAGGCTGCCGTGCGGATCCCCGAGCGGCCTTCCCTCTGCATCCACAAAACCGGCGTTGAAGCCGCCTTGCCGTTCGCCTCGGGTCAACAGGTGATACCATCCCGTGCCGCTCATGTCGCGGCCATCGTCCGCCAGCGGGATCTCCACGCCGTTCGCGATCACCTTTTGCACGCCTTCGATCGGCCCCAGGCCGATCAGCGCCTCGCAATGCGTCAGGTTGCCATCGTTTCTCGCAAAGATCACGGGAGCCTGGATCCATGCGGTTCCATAAACCAGGGGTACGGCATCGTTCGGACGCGCCCGCCCGTCCAATGGATCAGACCATTGGCTCTCCCGGCTCCCGTGCGGCTTCACCCACAGGCCGGGCGGGAGAAAAGCGAAGCCGCCAAACCGGGCCGTCGCCCGCCCGCTGCTGTCCGCGTCAAACATCCCTCGACGCTTGCAATCTTCGCGGGTATACCCGCACTCGGTGAACGGCTCGTCCCCGTCGAGATTGCCGGCCCCGCCCTCCACGTCCGGCGAATACCCGCAACGGAAGAACCGGGAATATCTTCCCGCCGGTCCGCCGTCTACTGCCTCTTCCCGCTGGCTCCGTGTCGCGGGAAACCTCCAGGGGCATCGCGCCTGGATTCGGAGGGACGGAACTTGCAGTCTCTGCAACCCGAGCCTGTTGAGAAAACTCAGGCGCCCTTCCCGCTCATTGATCTCTTCCACCGGATTTGCAACACCGGCAAACACCGCCGCGAGTTCGGAGACAGGCGCCCCCGTGGCCACGTCAAAAAAGCCGAACTTCACTTTCAGCCGGGATCCCCGCCATCCCGTCGCCGCGTCGATTTGCGAGATCCTGCCATCGACGTTGGACAGAATCACAGTGAGACGGGAACCATAATCGAGCCCTTCCTCCGCCCCGAGACGCATCTCGAACCCGCTGTGCCGCAGGACCCGGGGTTCATACTCGTTGCCCTCGGCTCTGACTCGGTGCGTGCACCACCTCTCGACGCCGCCATCCTGCAAGACGCACTCGAACAACAGCAGCGGCGTCCACGTCTCTTCTTGCGCCTTGAAAACGTCAATCTGGCTCACGCCTCATTCTCCGCAACCGTTTCCAGCACAATGTCTGCCGAGTGCCGGTCAGGGCCGGTTGTCACAACCCGGATCCCTTCCTGGGCAAAACGTGTCTTTGAGAACACCCCGCCATCCTCAAAAGACGGCTTGTACGCAGACGGCGCCACTTGTAGTTCCGCCTGGACGTGGCGCACGTAAAGGCTCCCCCCGGCGCCAACCTCGATTTGAACCCGTTGAAGCCCGCCTGTACTGGCTCCGGTGACATATTGCAGCTGCCAGGCGCCGGCGCCGGATATCGCCTTCCGCTCACCCGCAGCATGGAGGGCTGCTTGCTCCATTCCCGCACTCCGAACCTCGCATGAGAAGCAGCAAATGGCGCCCGGCGCGAGATCCAGATCCTGCCAGAGATACCCGGCGCCGGCGCTCGTGTTCACAATCAGGAACTCGCCCGCCCCTTCTGCATCCAGCCCCGTGCTCGTCACCGTAACTCCTGCCGACCGGCCCCACACAGGCTGGGACAAATCCTCGCTCCAGCGCACCAGATTGGCCGCCGGATCAGCGAATCGGAACGTCTTCCAGCTGCCACAGGCCTCGTGGAGCTGCACAAGGGCTTCGATTTCCTGGTCCGTCAGGTCCCGGAATGCCATGTGCCAACGCCGCACAGGACGCGCGCCGGAGAGACCCTGCCACACCGCACCTCCGGGAGTTTCGGCCCGGATCAGACCGTGCCGGGTAATTCGCGCCACCGGATATTGCACGGCGACCCCGCTACGCAGAATCGGGAAATACACGTCATCGGCTCCATTCGACAATTACGAGCGTTGCTCCGGACCGGCCCGGCCCCAGGGCTTGCACATGCTGCTCCCCGCCCTCAAGGAGACATGAGCCGTAGGCAACGCCGGTCCTCGGGTCGACGAACTCAAACGGCTCAAGCGTCTGGAAATGTCTCTTGGCAAACTCCTCAAGGCGCGCCGCCTCTCCCTCATCGAGCTGGTCCAGCCTCACAATCCACCGCCGCCGGATGCGTTTTCTGACAAACCGTTGCTGGGTTCCGTCCAGAAACGTGAACGCGCGCACAGGGCTTTCCGCGGCATATTCCACCGGGTATTGCACCGCAACGCCGGTCTTCAGACGAGGAAACTCAAGCATGGTTCACTCTTGCCACTCACTCAGTACGGCCCGGATTTCTTCTGACTCGAGCAACGCCTTCCTCATCGCCTCTGCGATTTCCGGCGCACGCTCCAGAAACGACCGGCTGTCGATGGCGTCCACATGAACTACCACGGAGGGGGTGCCAATCGTGCCCGCCGGCCGCACGGCGCCCCAGGCGTCTCGGTCCACCAATTGCAGCTCTTCCTGCCCCCGTGTGTAGCCTGCCTCGTATCGCGCTTTTGTGGGCTTCACTACAGGGGGCAACACGGCCGCGTCTTCTTCACCGGAACCTCCAAACAGCCGCAACAGCCCGCCCAGAACGGGATTCAATCCGCCAACCGCATCCGCCCAGGAGCTTGCCCCGGATCTCGCTCCGGAAGCTGTGAGCCCGTCAAGGCGCGACACAATCCCCCACAAGGCGCCCGTCAGACTCTCCGCCTCCCGCTGGACTTGCCCTGTGTTGCTCCGGGATTCACCGTCCTGCCCCTCGCCGGGGGTCCTCCGCAGTCGGCCAGCAGCGGCGCTGACTGCCTCAGCGAGCCTTGCCTCAATCTCGAAATCTCCGAGCTTCATCCTCCAGCCTCTCCCATTCGCCTTCGAGAACCGCTATGGCATCCAGATCTTTCGCGCTCCAATGTGCCGGAATTCCCTTTCCGCAACGTCGCCATGTCGCCCACAATTCCAGCCACGCCACGCTCTCCGGCCGCACCACAGTCTTGGGACACTCCTCCGTGGCGGAACCGTGAGCCGCCCAGACCACCTTGCCTCCTCGGCCATCGCCCTTGCGCCAGCCGCACCGCCGCCGCTCCTCCAGGCCCTGCCGCCGGCACTCCTCGCACTTCCACGCGGCGGTGTTTCCCGTGAAATAGTGGAGTGCGAGAATCAGTTTTTTCGTTCTTCTTCTCCGAGGCGGCATTCGCATCGGATTGCATTTGCAATCTCCCGCGCCAGAGATTCAGGCCCTCTCTCTACGAGCGCCTTTGCGTCGCATTCCTGGCCGTCAACGATCAGGTTCTCGACTTTTACCAGCCCCCACTCGATGTACTCTTTGTCGATCCGGCTCTCGAGTTCGGCCGCCGCCAGTTGATCTTCCAGCCCTTGGCCGGCTGCCCGGAATTCCAGCTCCGCAAGGAGCCGCCGCACGCGGCTGGTGATCTCGGCCCGTCTCTCCAACGACGGCCGCACAATCGTAAAACGCACCCCCGGGCAAACGGCCGAGTCCCGGACGGCAGTGCTGGAGTATTGACTCCCTCCTCCGCCCTCAGCCGAACGCGACATGGATTTCGTCCTCCCGGTATCCCCGGGCGGGACAGCCCCGGAGCCGCCACCGCAATCTTTCTTCCCCGTCCAGAAACTCAGGAACAGCCGGTATAAAATTCGCCACATGGATTCCGCACATGGCGCCTGGAGTTTCGCCCATCTGAACAGTGAGGGGCATTGGCTCATGACGACTCGCACTCGCATAAATCTCTCCGAAAATATCGGCGTCGTTGCTGTAGACTTCCAGGTCGATGCTTACCTCGCGTTCGCCGGGGACAACACACTTCGCCTCCATCAGCCCGAAGTCCCGCCAGCGCATTTCCGCGTGATTCATGATCCGGATCCGCGCCGATGCAACAGTGCTCACCGCTTGGGGCGTGGCGCCAATCCACACCTGCCCGACGTGCCCGGGAACCGGCAATTCCATCAACTCTTCCAGCTCCGGTTCCGGCGGAAAATTCTCCAGCCCGCCCTCCCCGGCTTCGAAACTCTTGCTGTCGCTTACGCCAGCGGCTTCCCCGCGAAAGGTCACCTCGTGGAAATCCCCGTTCAGCACGATTTCCACCTCGTCCACCACGCAACCTCGCAAAACCCTCTGGACTGCCGTTGCGGGTGACCAATACTCGTAAAGGCTCACGCTCGGCAGCTGGAGCGACAAGCCATAACTCACTGCGCCCGCTGCGGCCAACCCGGGATTTGCGCTGAGCGGCGCGCTCAGCCACGCTGTCTGTGCATCCGGACATGCAGTGACGAACCTCAGTTCCCCGTCAAAGCTCATCGCATCTCCTGGCAGGAGCCCGTGCGGCGCGCCGAATACCACCTCCGTTCCCTGCACCTGCGCGACAGGCAAAGATGCGGCGCTCGTGCGCGGCGCCGCGCCCAGTCCGGCCTGCACCAGCGGGCCGATTCTGGGCGGCGTGGTTCCTGATTCCCGCGCAAAGACATACGTGCTGAGGTCGAATCTCGTCCGCTTTCTCAGCCGCCCGGCCACGCCCTGGTTTGTGCGCGTGCCCGTCTTGTCCCGCCTCCGCGGCTCGTCCCATTGCTGTCGCACGTTGAGCCACAACGCGGTGAAACGGCTCGCGGCTGTCACCGGACTCGCTTTTCCGTATGCCGTTTCGAGGGCCGCATAGTAACGGCTCTGTCTTGTCGATATGTAGCAAGCCATGGTTTCTCGGTCCTGTCTATGTTCGGTTGACAATCACGGTGCAGCTGAGCCGCGCCGTCTGCCGGTACTGGCTCCCGCCCTTCTTCACAGGCTCGTATTGCACCTCGTATTCGCTGCTCAGATAGAGCCCCTCTCCGATGCAGCCGCTCTTTCTCTCGATCACATCCCGCAGCGCGTCACAGTAGTAATGAAGTCTGTCTCCGATCCCCTCCAGCCTGTCTTGCGAGACAAGCACCTCGAGACAAACGCTCGCCTCCCCCGAAAACCGCCGCAGCTTTTCGTTGGCGCGATTGCGGATCTTCTCGCAATACACCCAAAGCGCCGGGTATCTCGCCCCCCAGGCTTTCTCTGCAAGGTCGGCCGGCGACCGCAGCAGCTTCACCTTCGCAGGCTCGGGCCTCTCCGGCTCCTGGCTGTATTCGCCTTTCAACTGCTCCAGGCTTTGCGCCAGCCCGCCATCGCCTTCAATCAGCTCAATCAGCTTCCCTACCACCTCGCGCGTCGTGAATGTCATCTTCAGCCTCGCAACAAAATCGAGCCGCTGCGGCGGATCACCTCGTCAGGCGCTTGGCCCTCGCCCGGGGGACGCCCCGTTCGCAGTCCGGCAGCGGTAAGGCTCCACGCTTCCTGAAGCCCCAGAGGGGTTTCGTTCTGGAGCGCGGGCTCGCCATCGGAGAACCCCACGTAGATGTTCCATCCCGTGGCGCCCTCCGGCGCGTAGGGCAGCCTCGCCACGAAGGAATGCGGCGCCGGCTGCGACACCACGACCTCTTCGCTTGGGGCGCTTTCCCGGCCCTGGGAGTCCACAACAGTCGCGACCACGCGATAGGTCGCCGGGGGCAGCTCCCCGTCTCCTGCCACGGCCGTAACCTGAGGCGGCCTCCTCAGGGGCGCATACACAATCGCCACCCCGGCATCGAAGTACCGCGACGCCTGCTTTTCCGCGAGTTCCAGATAATGCTTCCATTTCTCGCCGTAGCGGTCGTTGAGCTGATTGAAATACGCGTCCCGGTACACCGCCTCGAGTGTCTTCAGCGCATGCCAGTGGCGCAGGCCGCGGTCTGCAACCACCTGCGTGATCATCCCCCGTTCCTGGTCCCGCAGAAACCGCTCTACCTCCTCCTCGATTTCTGCCTGCGCCCGCCGCAGCTTGGCCCCCAGGTCGATCCTTTCGCCGTCGGCCACATCCAGGATCCCGCTGTCCCACTCCCGAAGGTCTTCCAACCCGTTGATTTGGCCGTCCACCAGCAGCGCCATGACGCCCTCTCCCTATTCCCGTTCCGGGCTCTTGCCGGACTTCCTCATGCTCGGTTCAGCCACCACCTGCACCTGGATTTTTCTTGCAAACTCCTGGTTGAAAAATTCGGCGCGTTTCTCCGCCTGTTCCTTTTCGAATTGCTCCACCTCTTCCGCGGTTGCCAGCCGCGCTTTCCCCTCCACGATCAGCTTGCAGCCGAGCTTCTTCGGCACTTGCGTGATCACGCCCGCCTTGCCGCCATCCGGCGTGTCGAGGCTCACCACGTAAATGTCCGTGCCCTCGATCTCCGCTTCTTTCTGCCGGAGCTCCTGATAGTAGCGCCTGAGGTCCATGTCTCTCCCTTCTTCTCTCGCTGCTTGGGTGACTTTGCGGGGCGGCCCCGGCCGCCCCGCTCTCCCCGGACTAGCTCCTCACCTGCACGCCATGGCTGTTCCGCAGCACGCCCACGCCGTACAGGATGTCCACCGTGAACTGCTGCGCCAGCGTGTTGGGCTGGTAGCTCATCACCACGCGGATGCCGAAGTTGCCCACTTCCGCGTACTCGGCAATGGCCCCGGTCCCGGGCAGCGGCTTCGGCAGCCGGCGGATGGCCAGGCCGATCGCGTTCCGGGCAAATGCCAGATTGTTCGTCGTCACCGGCGACGAGCCGGTCTTCTTCACAAACTGCGACCGGAACACATAGAAGTCCTTCAGCCGCCCGATGCTGCCGTCCACCAGCGCCCGCAGGCCGGCTTCCCCCGCCGTCTGGTATTCGCTGAAGCGCGGGATCTGCCGCAGCTGCGAATAGGCTGTCCCGTCGACCACCAGGTACTTCTGCTCGCTCGGCGGAACCTTCGCATTGAACAACGCCGTCTCCGCCGCATCGACAACCGCCTCCGTCAGCGCCGTTCCGCCCGTACCCAGCGGCGTGTTCGCCGTGAACTGGCTGTAAAGCCCGAGCAGGTCGCTCTCCACCTTCTCCGCCAGGGCGATCATCGCCGGCTCCATGTACAGCCGCAGCAGGTCCGGCACGGCGATCACCTTCGTCACGTCCGGAATCTGGAACGTCGCCTCGGCGTGCGTGTTCAGCACGATCTGCGCCGTCTCCACGTTCGGGTTCTGCGTCTGCACCGACCCGCCCTCGGCGATGTTGTTCGCCACCATCGTCGGCGGAATCGGCACGTTCACCGTGTCCCCGGCCTGAGCCAGCGTCGGCTCGAAGTCGCGGTTGACCAGGTTGCCCATCACCAGGTGGCCCATCAGCGCGGGAAGCGCATCCACCGCCACCAGTTTCACAATCGCATTCGCCAGGTTCGCTGACGTAATTGCTGCCATTCTCTTTTCCTCTCCTTGCTTTTCTCTCTGCCTCGTCCCCGCGGCGGCTGTTGCCTTCCGCGCTATTCACCCCGCAGGCTCTGCAAAGCCACCTGGGAAATCTGCTCCCGGATTCTTTGCAGCTCCTCCCGGCTCATCCCCGGCCGGATCCTTTCCAGGTCGATTCCTGCGGCCCCGGATGAGGCCCGCACCGGGCTCACCACTCCGCTGCCGCCGGCGATCCTCGCCGGAAGAAACTCCGGATTCTCCTGCACAAAACTCGAAAGAAATTCCCGGAAATTCCGCTCTCCTTCCGGTGTCTTCGCCACCAGCGTGCCGTCCGCCGCCCGGACGATGTCGTCTTTCACGATCTTGAACGCCAGATCCACCTTCGACACGCCCAGCCGCTGCAGCTCGCTCCTGATCTGCGCGTGCCGGTCGCTTTCCTCCGCCATTTGCCGGCTGCGCTTGTTTTCCTCCACCAGTTCGTTCAGGCGCCGCTCCAGCTGTTCCCGCCGCTTCCGCTCCTCCTCGAGCTCCGCCTTGTAGGCCGGCTCGCTCGCCCTCTTCTGCAAATCGAGATATTCCTCGATTGCGCTCCGAATCACGCTCCGGATGTCTTCCGTCTGGCTTCCGGGCGTGCGCATTTCCTCGTTCTGTGCCTGCTCCATCTTCCTCCTCGCTTCTTCCAGTGGCCCGGCCGCTTCACTGCCCGGCCTCGATCTCGCGCGCGATCCGGTCCTTCACCTCCTGGCTCGCGTCGCAGAGGTACTTCATCGCCAGCTTCTTCTGGACTTCCGCCCGCAGCGTCGGCGAGGGCACCCCCAGCCGCAACAGCCGCTCCGCGTCCTCCAGCTCGCTGGAAAATTCGCCGATGTCAAACTCGTCCAGCCCCGACACGCCGATCGAGATCTCGTCCTGCCGCGCTTCCGCCAGCGTGCGCAGCAGCTTCTTCAACATGTCCTTCACGCGGTCCCCCAGCCCCCGCAACACCTCCTGCGTCACCAGGTAGTCCCTTTGTTTGCTCACTCCCGTCAGCGCCGCGTTCTTGGAAAAGGCGCCGCCCGCCTGGTGCAGCATGTAGCAGACGCGGTAGATCTCCTCCTTCAGGCGGTCGATGTTTTCAAGCGCAATCCGGTAAACGTGCCCTTCCGGCTCGGTCCAGCCGAAGCGGTCCTCCTTGCCGAGCTTGACGTAATAGCTCTCGCCCACCACTTGCTTGAACTCGCTGTCGCTGTAAATCACCGGCATCGCGAACAGCCCCATCGTCAGCGCCCACGCCAGCGCATTCGACTTGTTGAAGTGCTCGAGTTGCAGCGACGCGGCCTTGTTCATCAGCCACATCCCCTCGCCCAGCGTGAACTCGAACACCGGCACCCGGCCGATTCCCGCCAGCCCGTGCAATCCCTCTTCTTCAAGCACGATCGGACCCGCCTTTGTCCCGGTGTCGACCTGCCGCCACAGCTCGTACCGCTGCCGGTCGTACTTCACCCACTGCCGGATCGTGCGCCTTGCGCCCGCCGCCTCGTCAAATACCTCCCGTTCCCCTCGCAAAATCACCCACTCAAATTCGCCGCGCTCGTCCTTCTGCCAGTTGATCGCCGTTTCCGCCGGATATTCGCTGAAATAGCCGCGGGACAGCCCCAGCGCCTCCTCCTCCGCCCGGCTGCCGGCGGGGCGCGGCCCTTTGGGGAAATCGATCACCACGTAGCTCCGGCCCATCACCAGGGCCTCCACAACCTGGCGCCGGAAAAAGTCGCTCAGCGAGCTGCCTCGCCGGTCGCAGTCCTCGGCCAGCTCGTTGAAGTACCGACGCGCCGCTTCGTCCCTTCCTTCAAAGATCAAAATCGGCTCCCGGCGAAACAGCGTGGCGGCGTACCAATCGATGATCGAACCGATGTAGTTCTCGTAAAACGCCCGGCTCACCCTTTCCCGGTAAACCGCCGCGGGCTCTTTCTGGCGCGGGATCAGATAGCGGTCCGCATTTGCTGTGAACTGTTCCCCGCCTGCGTACAGATCCCTGTATTTCGGCCAGATCGGTTTCCACGCCTGATATTCCGGGTGTTCCCGGTTGATGTTTTCCATCGTTGTTTCCCTCACCAATACAGCCTCTGGTCACGCTCGCCCGCGGACGCAGGTTTCTGGCACCGCTGCCAGATCAGGTACCCCAGGGCGTCGCTCAGGTGCGTTCGCCTCGGGTCTTTTGTCTTGTCAATGTCGCTGCTGTTTTCCGCCCATTGCACCCGTTCGAAGTCCAGAATCAGCTCCTTGCACCGCGGGTGGACCAGCAACCCGACGTCCCCGGCGGCCGACTTCAGCTTCGAGTTGACCAGCGACACCCTTTCCCTCACCGGCGGGTTCTTTTTCGGAATCTGGTACGCAGGCTTCTCTCCTCTTTCCTCGAAGTAGTTCCGGATAATTTCGCTGTCCGTTGTGCCGCTGGTCTGGAGATGCGACGCACATGCGTCTCCGTAAATCACCAGCCCGCCCTTCCAGCCACCGTACCGCTCGGTGAAGGCCTCGCAGGCTTCTTTCGTGCTGGCCCGCCTCAGCACGATTTCATCCAGCACGAAGAACCGTCCGTCCTTCTCCTGCACCACCACGCTCGACATCGGGTCCACGTTGAAATCAAGCGCCCACAGCAGTTCCCTGGCCGGGTCCGGCTCCACCTCCTTCACGTTCACTCTCCTGTCGAATGCGTGATAAACCAGGCCTTGCGCAGGGTTCAGATACTCGCCCAACACCTCTTGTGCGTAGAAGGCTTCGTCGTAACTGTGCTTCAGCCGCTCATAAAAATCGGGAACCTTTTCGAGCAGGTGCCGGTTCTCGAACGGCGCAGCCTGCACGCATTCGTAGCCTTCCACCGGGTTGTGAATGAACCGCTCCCAAACCCAGTCGAACCCTTTCGGAGTCCACACCGCGAACCCGCACAACCTCCTCGCTCCCGGGTCGCGCAAACGCCCCTCCAGCCGCACCCACGCCTCTTCGGCCGCATAGGTCAGCTCGTCCACCCCGAACCATGCCAGGTTGGTGCCGCGCAGCCTCTCGTACTCGTCCAGCGAACGAAACAGGATCCGGGATCCCGTGTCCAGCAACACGGCCTGGTTCTCTGCCTTGTTGAACTCGTACGGGATCCCGCTCTGCCTCAATACCTCGAACAGCGCCGCCTGCGTGGCGTCCCGCAGCATCGGATATGTCGGGGCCCCGATCAGCCCCGTCCGGCCCGGGTTCAGATAGGCCAGCTTCACCGCTTCGTGGCAAAGCGCCTGGCTCTTGCC